TGGTTGAAATCATCCTGTACGGCCTCGGCGGAGTAAAACTTGTTCATCAAAGCGTCGATTTCCTCGGCATCGAAACCGGTAAAGGAAACGTCAAAAGCGGAGGCATCCAGCTCGGCTATGACCTCGGCCAGCTTCGCCTCGTCCCAATCGCCCTGAATCCGGTTCAGGGCGAGGTTCAAAGCCTTTTCTTTTTCCGGCTCTAAATCCACCACAACGCAGTCAATCTCTGTTTCGCCCATATCCAGCAGCACTTTCAGCCGCTGATGGCCGCCCACAACAAAACCGGTGCGTCTGTTCCAGACCACCGGCTCTACAAATCCAAACTCCTCAATGGAGCGTTTCAGTTTTTCATAGTCCTTGTCGCCGGGCTTCAAATCCCGGCGCGGGTTATAGGCTGCCGGGTTCAGCCGGTCAGCACTCACTTTCTGTATCAGCATTTTCTTCTCCTTCATCGGGCCGGTATCCACAAATCGGGCAGGGAATTTGTTCTCCCGCCATAAAATAGTTTTTCTGGCAGATCGGGCAAAATTCAAGCTCGTATGTATCATACAGCTCGTTCAATAAGGTTTCCGGGCTTTGCCAATCAACCGATTCAAAAAGCAGGGTAGCTACTTCCTCCTGCCCGTTACACATAGCCAGAAAATCCTGCCGGGTATATCCCTCGTCAGAAAGCTCCGGCACATAGCATACCCGCTCCGGGTAGAGGCGGAAGGCTTCTTCGTCCTTGAAAATCCAGCCCTGCCGGTAATATCCACGGTCAATGACGGTTTCCTGATCCTCGGTTTCCGGTGTATAGCTGCCAATCTTCAAATAGCTTTCGCTCATATCAAAATCCCTCGCTTTCAGAATGTGATGACAGATTACTCTGGACACCGCCAAAAAGCAAGGGCGTTATTTTTGGAGCGCGGAGGACGGAGTTGAACCGCCGCTTCCCACCGGTTTGTGGGCGGTCTGCCGTTAGCCTACCCGCGCATAATGGCCGGAGGTCATTCCTCCGGCGTAACCTTGCTGTGCCGCTCGGCAAAGGTGATTTTCTCACCCTTATACATTCCAGCGCCCAGCTCGTCGATTTTGGAGAATGGAATCTCCGGCACCGTCAAATCCTTGCGCTTCGATTTGTCGATGAAGTAAATGTAGCGGAGCTGAAAACCGGGGATCGGGGTGGCCCCCACATAGTCCAGATACTTCTTGAAATTATAGGTGCCGCCCGTCACATCGAAGAAGGTCAGGCCGCCCAGCTCCTTGCGGGGAGAAGTGGGATTGCTCGCCAGCGTCATTTTGTGGACGCGGGTGCCATCGGGCAGCTCCGCAAGGTTCAGATTTTCCTTGATACCGGTCAGGACAAAATTGCTGGCCCGGTAGATCGTACCGTCGCCGCAGGAGCAGGCATCGGCGAAGCTGATAACCCACTTAATCTGCGGAGCGTATTTCTTAATGAGCCGCAGGCTCATGGAAATGGCCCGGCTCTCAGAATTACGGGGAAGGTAGCTGTCAAAGGCCATCCGGTTCAGTTCCAGAAATTCATTCCAGCCGGTATCCTTTACCAGACCGATGATTTTTGACTTATCGAGGCTGGGGCCATAGCTCATAACCCCGTGAAGGTTCCCATCCAGAAATACGCCAAAGTGGAGCGTGCTGTTATTCACGACCTTGCCGCTGTAATGATGCGCCTTCATAAACGGGGTCGCCACCTTGGTGGGGATCACCCGCATCACAATTTCTTTTGCCCGGCCCATTGTCCGCCTCCTTTCCCACATGGCGCTCGGCCAACGTGATTTTTTCGCCCTTATACATCCCGGCCCCCAGCTCGTCGATCCGGGAGTAAGGGATTTCCGGCACCGTCAAATGGCGGCGCATGGATTTGTCGATGAAGTAAATATACCGGAGTTGGTAGCCCGGCAGCAGGACACCGCCCGCCGCCTCCATGTATTTCTTCCACGCAAAGCCTCCGTCCGTCACATCGAAGAAGGAGCGCCCGCCCAGCTCCGGGCGGGGAGCCTTGGGCCGGGATTCCAACGTCAGCTTGTGGATTTTGCTCCCGTCCGGCAAAAGGCAGATGGCCTCGTTTTCCTTAATGCCGGTGAGGACAAAATTGCTGGCCCGGTAGATGGCCCCGTCCCCGCAGGAGCAGGCATCGGCAAAGCTCACGATCCACTTCACATGGGGCGCGTACTTTTTCAATAGCCGGATGCTCAGAGAAATGGCCCGGCTCTCGGAATTGCGCGGGAGGACGCTGTCAAAGGCCATCCGGTTCAATTCCAGATATTCGTTCCAGCCGGTGCCTGCCACCAGTGGCAGGATTTTGGATTTATTGAGGCTCGGCCCATAAGACATAACCCCATGGAGCTGCCCGTCCAGAAATACCCCGAAGTGCAGGCAGCTATTATTCACCACGGTGCCGCTGTAATGGTGGCGGCGCACAAAAGGATTTGCCACCTTGCCGGGGATCACTTTCAGACTAATTTCTTTTGCTCTGCCCATTGACGCACCACCTCATAGACTCCGTTGCCCTTGTGGTTTTCGTTGCCGAAGGTTTCTTTCACCTCGCCATGGGTGTGGACGTAATCAATACAGGCAAGGATCAGCTCGGCCTGCTTGTCGTGCAGGGTCAGGCTGATCTGCTGATAGGGCTTTTTCTCGCCGGAGTCCAGCGTAAATTCCTCTCCAAATTCGTCCTCCGAGATGGTTTCAAAACCGAAGGGACTCAAATCCTGCGCAATATCCGCCAATTCCAGCGGCAGCAGGTCAACGTCCCACTCGGCCAGCTCGCCGACCTTGTTATCCACCAGCCGGAAGGCCTTGATTTGTTCCTCCGTCAACTCGTCGGCTATGACGCAGGGGACGGAAGAAAGGCCCAGCTTTTTCGCCGCCTTGAAGCGGGTGTGGCCGGTGATGATTTCATGGTCGGCGGAAATCACCAGCGGGACGAGAAAGCCGTACTGCCTGATGCTTTCCGCCACCGCATCCACGGCCCCGTCATTCTTTCGCGGATTGTTCTTGTATGGGTGAACCTCCCCCAAGGGGAGCTGTATGATATTCATAAACGACCTCCTGAATAAAATTATGTTTTAACCGCCGCGCCGGGCAGAAAGCAGGCGTTCCATCATATCGTCGTGCGGAGTAGCCCCTTTGTACTCGGTGGAGCAGTTCTCCCGGACGACCTGATAGATTTGGAACCACAGGTTGTTGGCCTGCTTGGAAAAGCTCTGGCTCATGGAAACATAAGGCGAGGGAATGGCGTTCCCCGTAGTGGGGTGCTTTGCCAGAAAGCCATACTCGGTGATACATTCCTCGCACTGTATCCAGCGGGAGATTGCCATGGCGTACTGCTCCAAAATCTGAGCGGGTATCAAATGGGCGCAGCCCCGCTCGTGGAGCCACGTCCATGTGCGCTCATAGACCTCAACCGCCAGCAGCTCTTTTCCGTTTTTCTGCCGCGCCGCCAGATAGTCGCGGGGCGGCGGCATCGTTTCCCCTTGGAGGTCGGCGGTATCTGTAAACTCCATGACCGTCAATTTCCGTTTCCCCGGATTGCCCTCGACCAGCTTATCCGACAGCGCCTTTTTCTTCTGTCCAGCGCCGATACGAGCGCCTCCGTGGCCGTTTGCCATGGCCGCCACCTCCTCTCTTTGAAATTGCGGGGTATATACCCCACTTGAAAGCGCGATTTTTCGCGCGATAGCCCACGCCCGCTGCCCGCCGCGCCGGACGTAGAGATTTGCTTACCCCCGGAGGGACAACAAAAAACCACCGCCCGCATGGGCGATGGCCGCAGTTCTTTAATTTTCGTATGGCGGCAGGTTTTCCAGATAGGAAACCAGCTCGTCTATCAGTGCTTTATGCCGGGCCTCCGGCTCAATATCCCAGCCCCGGTCATAGTTCATAAGGGTGGTGCGGGAATAGCTCCGGCGACCCTGCCGCTTGGCTTCGTCCCATACCATGAGCTTGCTGATACGGCCCTCGTTGATACCATACACCGATGGCTCGTCATAGACCGCCGCCTGAAAATGGTGGCCTTCAATCGTACCTTCCCGCCAAGGATACTGGCCGAGCTGCTTAATGGTGATCTTCATTACTCGTCATCCTCCTTACTGGGGATATATACGGTGCGGAACATGACCTGCCCACCGACCAGCTCCACCCAGCGGAACCAGCCATCCGTAT